TGGTATCTCAAGGCCTTATTTCTTCTTTTGCTAATGTTAGAGTTGAGAAAGACAAAGTTGATCCACGTCAATATAACGTTTATCTCCGCTTCACTCCAGTTTATCCAATCAACTATGTATTCATCGATATTGAAGTCGGTGTATTCTAAAATTTTAGGAGCATAAAAAATGCCTTCTTACCCAAATTCCGGCAGCATTCTCGATTCAAAGACCAGAACTGGTGTATCAACTCAAATTATCATTATGGTTAATAATGAACCAGTTGGTGCTGTTCAGAAATTTTCTGAATCACAATCTCGCCCTTTAGAATCAATCAAAGAAGTTGGCACAGATGGTATCATTGAAATTGTACCAAATGGTGCGACAACTATCTCATTAGATTTAGATAGAATCGTATTTGATGGACTATCTTTACCTGAAGCGTTCTCTCGTGGCTTTAGAAACATTAATGCCCAAAGAATGTCATTTGATATTGTAGTCATTGATCAATATACGGGAACTGGCGATGACGCTCTAATCACTACTTACCACGGTTGTTGGTTTAACAAAATCTCTAGATCATATAATGCTGGTGATTATGTTTTATCTGAAAGTGCGGGTTGTGATGTTGAATATATCTCAACCGTTCGTGCTGGCGAAGCTGCTGCTCTAAGTCAAGGTGTTGGTGGTGGTCGTCAGATTCCGGGAATTAAAACAGATGAGGCTGAACTTGCTGCGGATTCTGGCCAGCGTCGTGGCGCTCTAGACTTCCCCGGTCTAATTTCTGCCGCATACTGATTCTGATTCTTATAAAAATAAGGGCCGCTTATGCGGCCTTTTTCTTTTTTTGGTATAATATTTTTTGAGGTATAAAATTCATGAGTCAGACAAGAAAAGTTGCGGCTTCCCACTCTATGTTAGCGCAGAAATTTGTTCCAGAAGAGCAGGTAGAGGCAGAGAACCAACAACAAGAAGTGGTTAAGCAAAAACGCTTATCTGATCTTAAGAATCTTATCTTTCTTGGAAAGATTGAGGAGAAAGTAACTATTGGTGGTTACGAATTTGTCCTTCAAACTTTAACCTCACAACAATTAAAAGCAATCATGATCAAAATCATGAGTCTACCGAGCGAAGAGCAGGCCCTCGTCATTAAGGCTTATACTTTGTCTTATTCTATCGTTTCTATTAACGGCGTTCCATTTGGAGAAATAACTGATAATCCTATTGATGTCGTTTCTAATTTTCAGCTTGCAATTATCGAAAAGCTATGGAAAAAATATGAAGAGATTTCAAAGAAATCCGAAGAGCAAATCGGAGAAGATGATCTAAAAAAATAGTATCTGAGCCTATTAGCTGGCTCAGGTGGGAATTATGCAAAGTTTGGAAATGCGCTGTAGATGATCCTATATTTTTAAATATGAATCATCTTCAAATGCGTTGGTATGCTGAAATGGTCTCAAAGGATAAAAAAGACCAGTTTGAATTAGCCCGAAACCTTGTTGAATATCAGATCTCATTTGATCATGGTGAGGCTATTCGAAAAATTAAGCAATCTCGCGAAGCTGCGGAAGACCATACATTTATGGATGATGATAAGTTTGAAGAATTCATTAAAAACGATAACTTTAAAAACAACCCCGTTCTTAATGCAATTAAAGCTTCAAAATCTGCTGCTAATTTAAACAATAATATAGCGGCGTCGAATAAAGTTCGTCGTCCACTAGATTTAGATAGCATAGCGGGAATAGTTAGAAAAAATTCTGACTAAAGGAGTCTTCCATGGGTTTAGGTGACAATATTGCAGCTGTTGCTAAAAACATGGAAGAATTGTCCAGAAAAGCTAATGAGAGTAAAGACTCTTATAATAAATTTGTTGCCACATTAGATAGCACAGCTGATGCTGCCACAGGTGTTTTTAAGGGACTTACTTCTGTTGTAGGAGTGCTTGGTGTTATACCTGGATTAACGGGGTCTGTTAATAAAACCGTTGAGGCTTTAAATCAAGCTTTTAGCTTTTCCGCCCATCTTTCTGGCGATGTTCTTAAAGGATATCGGGCTGTAATAACCGGTCTAGATGGACTCTCATCTGGTCAGAGACAATTAACAGCAGAGTTATTTGAGTCGCAAGTTGCATTTGGCTCATCAGTAGATAGCGTTGATGATTTTAGACAATCTTTTTCAATGATGCAAAAACAATTTGCAACTGCAGAGTACGGCTTTCTTGCGCCAGAAGAAATAAGAGCATCAATAAAAGGATTAGCGGCAGTCGGTATCGGTTTCGATGAAGCAGCACAAAGCGTTAGCGGCTTCGGAAAGCAAATGAATCTATTATCTGCAGCTTCGATGCAAGCAGGAGCTTTAGGGTTAGAGACTTCTAAATATTATAGCCTACTTGGTGATGCAATCAAATCTCAAGGGTTAAATGCAGATCAAGCTGTATTGCAAATGGCAATGTTCGGAGAAACAGCAAAAGATACAGGATTAGATGTAAGTAGTGTTTCTACTACATTAAATTCTGCGGCTGAAGGTATGGCAAAACTCGGCGTAACGGCAGCTATTGGTAGACCTATTATTGAAGGCTTCGCTAAAAGCTTAACCCAAACAGGTTTAGGAATTAAAAACGCAAACTCTTTAACGACAACTTTAGTTGGCTCATTTAGGCAATTAACGGACAGTTATTCTACTGCATTTATTACTATGCAACGTGGTGGTTTAGATTTTGGCGGTGGCGGTGGGGCGCTTGGAGCGGGAATTGGTTTGAGAGCAAAGCTTCTTGAAGCGGAAAAAAGTCCGGAAAAACAAGCGGATATTGGAAAAGAGTTAGTTAAAGGTATGAGAGATACCATCGCTTCATTTACTGGCGGTCAAATTATAACTGTTTCAGAAGCGGCAAAATCACCAGAACTTCAAACCCAATATTATGCGCAAACTCAATTGCTAGATAGCATGTATGGAATTAAGGGTGCAGAGGCAGATCGAACTTTAGAATTAATGAAAAATTTAAGCTCAGTGCTTAATTCTGGAAACGATAATCTATCTTCAACTATGGAAAAGCAACTTTCTGATTTTGTTAATATCCAAAATAAAACAAAAGATGTTGGCGAAATTTTAGATATTAAACTTTCTGCATTCGTTAAAAGTCAAGAAGAAAGATTTGCAGACGAATTGCAGCAGACTAGAGACTTTTCTAGCGGTATGCTTGAAATTTTTAATCAATTAACTAAAGATAATAAAATAGATCTCGGAAATGCTGAAGATGCTTTAAAAGAGCTTGGAAGACAAGGAGATAGGGTTGGAATTACAGGTAACAAGGCGGAAGATGTAATAAACTCTGGAATTGATCTTGGTCAACAATTATGGACTGAGGCACAAGGAGTATACAATACTTCATCTCAAACTATAAGTCAAGCGGCAACAGCTATAGGTCAAGCCGCAACATCTATAAATAACTTTGTTACGGCTATAAGAAATCTTCCACCATGGCTAACTGGCTCCCCAGGAACGCTAACACCTCCGGGTCCTTGATATTAAGGAGAATTTGTCATGATAAAAAGACAAACCATGAAATTTATAGTTCCAGTCAGCAATCAGGGAACTATCTCCTCAGATGCTTCGGGAAAGAAGACCGTAGAAGTTTATTTAAACCCCACAAGCTTTAAAATTTCCGAAGCAAAACTCGTGGAATCCGCCATAACAAAAGGCGGCTTCATGGTAAGCTATTGGGGCGAAAACTTACCAACTATAAGCGCAGGCGGAACTACTGGTTCAAGCGGTATTGAGGGAATTCAAATCTTAAGAGATATTTATCGAAATGAGCAAATTGTATATAAACAGATTCTAAAAGAAAGAAATTATACATCATCCGAAGGTTTAAGCTCAAATACTTTAACCGAAACCACATTTGATATCTATAATATTATAAACACGAATAGCGATCCTTCATCTAAGGGTTTAAAGTCAACAATTGAAAATTTAATAAGCAACAAAAAGACCGCACTAGAACAGCAAAAACAGGAAATACTTTCTCCATCTATAGCTGCATTTGCGACTTCTGTTGATATTTATTTTCAAGGTGAAAAGTTTCGAGGATTCTTTAAAGACTTTTCATATGATGAAAACGCCGATCGTGCCGGTATATTTACCTATAGTTTTGATTTTACAATTTTGCAACGCTATGGTCTTCGCTCAAACTTTATGCCTTGGCACAGAAACCCAAGAGATGCAGCGGGGGTTCCTATGCCGGCAGATATTCCAATAGAAAAATCTGATAGCAGATTAACCTTCCCCGTTACTCCTCCAAAAACAACTCAAGAGCAAATATCTGGGGTAACATCAACCATTATAAATACGCAAGAGTTGGACCTTGATCCTAATTCTATTCCCGTTATACGTTCAATTAGAGTAAAATCTTAATCATGTATTATCCACAAGCTGTAAATCAAAGTATTCAAAATATTTTTAAAAATGCACTAAGCGGCAAGTATGCAATCTTTCTATCTAATTTTGAAACAAATTTAGTGGAAGATGGTGTTGCCGTATTTCTTGGTGAAAATAGATTTACATCTACCGAAGAAGAAGTTAGAAAAACAGTTTCTGTTGCGCCAAATGCAAGCATCTTAATTAAGAAAAAAGCTTTTTCAACTTTCAAATCATCAAACGATATTCGATGGTTGGATCGAACGGAAAGAGCTTTGCTCCGAGCTACGAAAGCTCTATTTGCATTTAAAGTTGCTCAAATAAGAACATATGAAGCTATTTCTAAATTTGAAAACTTCTTCACCGAATACAATCAGATAAATTTGCAATTTCTTGTTGATCTAATCAACAACGCAAAGTACTTCGATGCTATTGAGTCAGTTACAGAATTAAAATCAAATGTTGCGCTAGACCTTCTTCAGAGTTCAGTTAATAGCGCATTGCTTTCCATAAAAGATGATATAAGAAACAATGAGAAGTTGCAGCAGGATGTTTTAAACATATTTCAGCGCACAGCGTTTTCTGGTGATTTAAATTTTACAACTTGGTTCGTAGATCCATTAGATGTTGATAATTTTGGAACTGGACCAGGAACAGGTGTAATTGAACTTGGAACTTATTCTTCCTTCGAGTGTAGTTCTGCTGTAAGCATGGACCCTACTAGTTCAAATTTTTCTTTTAATGATCCATATCGTATTAGCTATATTTCCGAAGAAGATATTGAATTATCTATCGAAGAAGCTTTATTTGGAACTCTTGGTTTATTCCAAGATCTAATGACGGGCGGAAATCGTAATATTTATGATGGGATTTCATCTTATGCTGCAGGTTTTGAATTACTTGGACTTGGCGCACTAGATTCCACTCTTAATGTAAATTATATCCGTCAGCAATTGAGAAAATTTTATCTTGGAAAGTCATTCATTAATTGCGGTGACGGTTTGCACATCTTCGTTAGAAGCAATCGTTTTCATGCAAATTTCCAATCATCATCAAATAATCAAGGCATTAAGGAAGCATCTTCATTTGAGGATTACTCTATTGATGAAAACATCATAAAAGCCGAATGGATGCTGTATACAAATAAGCAAATTGATTTTGATTCATATAAGAAGATTCGATTGGCTTCTCCTGAATCATTTGGAATGCAGCATATTTATGGCGGATTCGTTACCAATATTTCTGAAAGCTTTGATGCGAACTCAGGTTGGAAAACCACCGTGCGAGCAACCAATAACATGAGTTGGCTAAGTTGGTCTCGCTATATGGCGGAACCTTCTTTGCAGAATTCTCTTGGAGTATTAGAAGATCCTCTAACTCCCTATGAAATCAAAGTGGACGATACAGGTGAAGTTATATCAGAAAAGATACAACTTCTTCCAGAGAATCAGTATCTACTACAACAAGGTTTGCTTAGTTTTAACTCTGGAATTTTGCGTGGACAAAAGGCAACTCAATCCAACATTATTCAGGGACAATATTCCGGCGCAGGATCTCTTTACGGCACGAAAATCGTTCAGCATGCAGATGGGTTTGTTTATCGATGGAAAACTGGAATCATTACAGCTACAGCGGGAATGGCTCCGGGTGGTAACACAAAAAGAAATGATGTAAACTCAAAACTTCTATCTCAAAATTATGGTCTAACATCCGCTCAAGATATTTTGATGAATTTGGATGTGGCAAATATTATTAGCCTTCTCGTTGTCGGTCAGCCTTATAATATTCAATCATTTTTAGATCAAGCCTATCAAGCGCAGACTCTTTCTAAGAATGATTTTGTTCGCTCCTCAAGCAACCCTCAAGATCTTCTTTCTAATGTTATTGATGCTATTAGAAAACAGAATGTATATTTCGGCGCATTTAAGCCTTACCGAATGATTACTTTAAGTAGCATCGCAGCGCAATCCGCTTCAGATGGTACATTATCAAATCAAAAAAGAAACGAATCAAACAATAAAATTAATGCGCTAAGAGCTCGTCGTGCAAAGCTTGAAGATATGATTAAAAAGTTATCATTATCTAATAGGAATGATGCGCTTATTAACAATCTTAAAGATGAAGTTGCGGCAATTCAAAATAGCATCAGCGAAGAAGTTCAACTAATAAGCGAATCTTCAACTCTCGATCCTCTTGTTGCTAATTTTAATTTGTTTGGAAAAAACAAGATGCTCCCTTTGTCAGGCTCTGATGCTTTGGATCATGAAGTCTCTAAGGCTATGTCTATCATTGGGGCTCAAAGAAGAATTGAAGATGTTCGCTTGAATCGAGATCAAAATCTTTTAATCATTTCTGACCAATATGATCAAGATACCGATCTTCGTCCATTCTTATTAGGCTTTAAAGATTCTAACTGGAAGCTTTTCAAGGGAACATATTTAAATGTTTATGAGAAATGCAGCAGAGCAGCTGGCGTTGCGAACTTTGAATTCTTCTGCAATACACAAGGGCATTTAGAATTTCGACCACCTCTTTGGAATAGAACACCGCTATCCATCTTAAAGGCTATGATGGAAATGCAGAAGCACAATCGAAATATTGTTCCCGACTTCTTGAAGAGCATGCTTACTACAAGAGTATCTTCAATTCGAAGAGATATTCACCGATTAAATGTTAGAATTGCATTGCTAGCTTTAATGATGAAGCGCTATCCAGATAGAGACTTAATTCCGGGCATGCTATATTCTGGAGACGCATCTCTTAAGTTCTTTGGAATAAAAAAGAATGCGATTTATTCTGACGATTTAAATAACAAAGAAAATATCACTGATAATAGTGCAATAGCTAAAGCTAATCCATCTGATGTATTTAGAACGGGTATTTTTGCATATTCTCCAAAGATAAAACAATCCGCTTTGGCGCTTGAATTTTCAACAAAAACAGATGGAGATATTCTATTTGGAGATACCAACACAATTCTTGGTGAGTTCGATGCGGTATTTCAAGAGAAAGCTGGTGTTCTAACTTTTGATCAAGGAGAATTGACGGTTAGCGGCTCATCATCTGGCGCTTTAAGTGGATTAAAAGCGGACGATGTCGATGCAATCAGAAAGATTTTTAAGAAGTCATTCGGAACAGATCCTTTACATGACTTTCCAGAATCACTCTCCGAAAAGGAATTGATAACAGGTACAGTTGACGATAACGTTAAAAAGCTTGAGTCTTTTAATTCATTCTTTTCAAAAATTAAGCAATCGATATCAAATCGAGATAGTCTCGTTTATGCTCTAAAGAGAAATGAAGAAAAACAAAAAGAGTTAGCGGAAATCGAAACTCTCGTTATGGATTTAAATGTT